TTACCTCTTCACGCAGACAGCTATGCTATTAATTGCTTTAGCCGTTGTGAAATTACTCTCAATAGCTTTTTTAGCCATCTTACAAGTAGCTTCATTTTCAAACTCTTGTGAGCTTATTGATGCGAAGTCTGTTTCCGCAAAAGGAGCTGCGTACATTGCAAAAATTAATACCCACATATAAACCTCTTATCTTTTACATTCAGTAAAGTAATAATCTCTTAAGCCAAGGTATTGCTTTTCCAGTGTTTCAAGTTGCTCTTCGAGATTGAGTATATTTTCTTCAGTGTCTCTCGCCACGGGGGTGGATCTGCTAACATCCACGCTGGAGGTGGAACTGTTTTCGGCGCTTGTGCACTCGGCATTGATGTACACCCGCTTGCGACCAGAGCGAACATCATCGCGAAGCTTATCAATTTCAGCTTTTGCATTTGTGAGTTCCGTTGTGTGTTTAGTATCGAGTTCGTGAAGGGAGTTAATTCGATTTTCGTAATTTTGAATACTATTTGACAGTTCAGAATTTTCTTTTCTTAGTCGCTTATTATCATCGTGAATGTTAACAGCCAACCATCCAGCAATAACGAGCATTAAAAAAAACCAAAACGAGTTATCTATCTTCATAAGTTAACCTGCCGGGCTTTGTTGTAATTGACCGCACTTTGGCAGCGTTTTTCTAAACTTACTTTGTCAGTGCCACCGCAGGTATTGTCATTGAGTGCGTATACGCCAGCTGCCAAACAGACGGGGATTCCGATAATGAAGCATAAGTAAACTCGCCATGGCATACGGCGTTTTCTATCTCTCTGCGTGTTATCAAGCCTTTCCACTCTTTATCCCCTGCGTATGTCCAGCGTTTAAGTTCGTTGCAAGCACCAGCGATATCACCAGCATTCAGTTTCTTCAGCATCGTAGAACGAGCAAAAGCACCTGTTCCTACGTTGTAAGCAAAGGAATAAATAGCGGCTCGGGTGTTATCGTCGATATCAACTTTAATTAAAGGGTCTACACCCTTTCTGACTTTGCTGAGGTCTTTTTCAAGCAAAGCTAAACATTCTGATTCTGTATATGTTTTGGTGAGGATAATGTCAGCACCCGTATGCCCAAAACAAACTGTGGTAACATTCACGACATCTTTATAAGGTTTAGTTTCCATCCCCTCAAAATAAGCAATCATGCTTACAGTCAAAGCAATTAAGCCACCAGCGGCAGCATTCTTGATTTTATTTGGTATTTTTGCCACTAGACTCCCCTTCTCTTAATTTGAATTCTTTCCGCTTGTAGTACCAATTCACCAAAAATGTGGCGACGGTACAGATGATCCCGATGAGCACCGCCCATTGGTCTAACGATAAAGCCCCAGCAGCAGTAGTGATAACTCCAAGAGCATAAGAAAAGGGGCTAGAGTATTTTTCGTGCATACGCATATCCACCCCCTGCGGAGTGTTCCGATGTTTAGTTAATAGAAAGCCACCAGCAATAGCAGCTAGATTGGAATAAATGACGGGCGCAACTCCGCCTTATGCGCAGTTATCGATTTCTCTGCATGAGGTTTTCGATAAATTAATGAAAAACTGCTCGCCAGTAAGCTTTGTATTTTGAGCGGGTGAGGAAGTAATGAAATGACCAAGACAGGCGTAATTGCTCTTTTGTTTTACCTGATAACTTAATGCACAGATTAATAAATAAATTTTTCATATTTTCTCCAATAAAAAAGGCCGCTTCAGCGACCTTGATTTGATATCGGAGAGTTAACTAATCACTTCCCCGATGAGCTTAGCATTGATTGAAATTTTCATCTGCTGCATGCCTTCTACATGCCCTGCTAAAACATAATCCCTGCCAGATTCAGCAATATTTAAAATCAAATTGAATTTATCAATATCACCAAATACTGATGTTGCAGATTTATCATGTCTTTCTATTGTTAATGTGGTTTGAATGCCATTCACTTTACCTCTGTACAGATAAGCAAAATCACCACCATTCACAATATTATCTTTAACTACCACCGTGCCATTTCCAAAATCTTGAGAGTTACTTCTAAATCTTACAAAGTAAATACCGTCTTTCATAAATACTTCATGCAGTAATTTTTAGCTGAAAATCAGCAAAGTAACCTTACCGCAATTTAGTAAGTATATCTAATTAATGGCGTATACAAAAAAAGCCGCACAAGGCGACTTTACTTTAACGTAAAACTAAGTTGGCAGCATAATCTCTATCTAGGAATACATCGCATTCTTTTTCAGGAAAATGACAGCGGACCATCACTTTTTTCCCTTTGTATGTTGATGTGTAAACATTAGTATATTTAGTGCTAAATACTCCGGATATACTTTTATCTTGATTAATCATGCTTTCATTTATGACAATGTCTTCATTGAATCTTATTTTTAAAGATCCGTTCGGCATATCAGCAGAAATTAGCATTTGCTCACCATCAATCGTTCTATATGGCTGCTTCGCGGTAAAGTTTGTACACCCAATAAGCAATAAAATGGAAAGAGATAATATAGAGAGTTTCATTTTATACCCTACCCACTACATTTTACTGCTTTTAGCCCTTCTAATTGAGTCAGGCGGGATTGAACTTTTTTTCTAGCATCCTCTTTTGCCATTCCATTGCCAATACCGAAATCACCAAGAAAGCCCAAAACTGTTTTTCCATCAAACTCACCCGTTCGTTCAATTTCATTGTGAACACCACGAGTCTTAGCAATCTCGATTTTAATATCATTACAAGTCATTACGGAAGATTCTTCTGGAGTTAATGATGCCGCTTGGGGGTACTGCTTTGTTGCGCAAGCAACAAGAAAAAACGATGGTAACATAGCAATTAGAAGTGACTTTCTCATGATTAAACACCTTTTACATTAATAAATTTTAAGTTTAATCACTAAGTAAATAGCCAATTCTTTTAATAACCAAATAAAATCAAGTATAATTATAAAATTACTTTATTATTTCTATGATAATAGATTAGCGTATAGGTATTTTGTAGTGTAAAAATTAGGCTTAATTAGCCCTAGAATATCCTTTGTCATATTACTCTCTTGACTACCTTAGCCAAAACGGAAATGCGATAAACAGCAACGCTAATACAGTTAATATCATGATTTTTTGAAGTGCGCTGAATATTGCCATGTATCATCATCCAATTTAATAGCCTTTTGTTGTTTAAATGTAGCTATTACCTGCATAATGTAAAGAAAATCACACATTAAAATTAATAACATGGAAATTAAAATTCACAGTAAATATAAGATGAGCGCTAGACACAACACGATACATTTAAATGTTTATTGTTAATTTCACTTACATTTTATTTATATTTACACTACACTTAACACGCTAGACTGCTTTAAAGGGTGAAACAACACTTCCCCCTCATGTCCTAAATTAACTAGTTTTGTTGTAATTTCATGCCAAGCCTCTCTGCTTGGCTTTTTTTTGCCCAAAATTAATCCTTGAGCACATCAACACCCAAAAAATACCATTAGCCTCTTGAGTATCCGCTTAATTACTTCATTTTTGATACCCCAGAAAGCAAAAAACCCGCACAATTGCGAGGTTTCATTCTATAAGTTAGGTGACAACGTATTCACTCTTACCACACTAGCATCGATTTTGCGTAGCGTGCTAATATTTTTCACTATCTACCTTTTTGTTTCCGCAGAACTACTAATGCAAGTTAGTCCATTGTTAATACAGGTTAGTTAAGAAAACAGCAAACGGTCTCAACTTTACAAAATTATTTTTAGATTAATGTCAGTAAGTGAATATTTAACGAACTCGCACCCCGTGCGGCTTACCAAGATGATCAATTTTTACTATCAACTACTGATCCAGCAGAACAGCCTGATTCGTACACTTGATCAAATCAAACATTAACATTATCTTGATGTTGCTGTTAAAGAAAAAAAGCTAGAAAACAAATGCTTTCTAGCCTTTCCTCGGAGCCAACTAAAATTTATGACAAATTTAAATGTTGACTGTATTTCAAATTAGACACTTGTAATACTAAGCATCAATAAGTTCGTTGTAAAGGCTAGCTGGCAAACTTTACATTCTTAGGAATTTTAAAATGCTTAAGACATTATTAAAAAAGAGTATTTTAACAAAGTGTAGACTCGGCTTAAAACTTCGTAGCCTTAGCCTTTCACTCTCTGTTGAGCTAAAAGTAAATAAATAGCAATCCATAAAACCGGAAATAATAATTTATTTTCGGTTTTTTCCATGTTCACAATTATAAATAATAAAAACCCATTCAAGGGCAATAAACCATCCTATAAGCTAGGCTCCAAACGTTAACTCTTATCACATTAGCACCCAAAATTCGTAACGAAAAGTATTTAACTATCAATTGTTGATTTATTTGTCCATTCATCCATTTCCAAAACTGCACCAGCCATGATCAAACAGGCATCAATAAAGGTTTCGGCTATCATGAGCTTTTGTCTAATCTTGCCCTCCGAACACTTCATATCCCTTGCTATTGCAGATTTTGATATATTCTTGATGTAATGTTTTTCTATCAGATCATATTCATCTTTTTTACCAGCTTTAATTAACTGTCCAACAGCCGAGTCGATAAGTATTCCATCGTCATCGCAACAAGAAAGCCGCTCACCATTCACATTAGGGAGCAAGCCTTTAAACCCTGCAGCAATTGGTGAATAACCAACACGACTTTTACCTTCGGCAGCCCAACCCCCCCAGCGCTCTAAAACTAACTGAATATCTCTCATGCAATAATCTCCACTGCGTTCCGCACAACGCATTAACCGAATACGCCTAGACCGATTGACCGATCGAGGAATTTAAATAACAAAACTAACTGGCTACCGTTTTCTTGCTCCCACTGCTTTGGATCTTTGTGTAACTCGCTGTGGTGAACTCGACATAATGGGATAGTGAACAAGTCATGAGCCTTTGTACCTATGCCGCCCTGCCCGTAGCCGATAATATGATGGGCATCGTCGGCTGTGGCGCCACACACGCAACACGGCTGTGATTTAACCCATTGCAGATATTTCACACTCTCCCAGCGCTGAAGCTTTGGTAATTTCATAAAACTTGCTGGTGGCTCAGGATCTACAGCTACAGCTAAATCTAATACTTGCTTTATCCCTTCAATATCCTTTAACTCGTCGCTGAGGAATGATGGAGAAAGAGAGATAGGCCCTACTGATTTATCGCTTAACGATTCCGGTACCGGGATAATTAACATGCGACCAGTGAATTTGTGTAATTCGCTAACTCCTGGTCTAAAGATTGCTAATCCAAGTTCCGGTACCGTACTTGCGGTAAGAATTGAAGCCTCACGCATACGCTTTGTGCTCCATCCATTGACCAGCTATCCAGTTGACACCTTTTGCTGTAAACCGTGCTTGTGCAAACGCATATTCAGTGCCTTGCGTAACACCAGTTTTCATTTCAAATCGTCCAGCGTCTAAATGCTGCTGATATGGGGTCAATATATTGTTGAGTCGGTACATGATTCTTTTATCAAGTAAAAAGCCCCTAAATTCTGGCTCTTTCACATCAAGTAGCTTGCAGACTTGTCTAAATGTCATTGCACCAGTGGCGGAGACGTATCTATCAACAAACTCAACCTTTGGCGCCGCTTCGATTAGTTTATTTTCAAGCTGCTGCTTTTCTTCCTCCAGATCCGCAGCTAAGCGTAGTGCTTCTGAAAATGTTGTCGGTACCAGCTTTTGGTTTTCTAACTCTTGCCATCTATCCACCAGTCTCGCAGTGAACTCCGGTGATAGTTGAGCTACAACAACGTAACTATCGCGCTTATTTAATTGATAAACTTGTACCACTTGGTTTTGATGATTTCTGACCTCCCCCATTGGGGGAAGTTGAATTGCACCTCGTGCCGCTAGGCGTTCTATAGACTGCTTAACTTTGTCATGACGAGACTCGACTAACTCTGATATCTCTACGCTGGACATTGTTAATGTTTTTATCGCTAATTGATTCATGCTTTTTCTCCACGTTTTACGCAACCGCATTTGCGCTGTCATGTAAGCTGATCGTAATTTCAAACCGACCGCCCTTTACTACCTCACACCACCATATATCTGCGTGTCTAACCTGCTTGTCATCTTTCCATACGTTCGCATAGGTAAGAGCATCAAATGGGGCTTTTAAAAAATTATCTATGTCTCTTCTGTGATTAGTTGGAGGGTACATCTTCACAATGACTGATACATCTTCTTCTATTGCCACAGGTCTTTTACGTAATTGCTGATACACCGCTGCTATTGCATTAGCCCGAAATGCGCGACCTTTTTCACTGATAATCATTGTGCCGCGAACAGTCCGCCAGCAAGCGTTAACACTTGGCGGAAATGGTAATGTTAAAGTTATAGATCCAGACATATTTGACCTCCACCTCGAATAGCAGATAGATGATTGCCTTTAGCTGAATTGAACTTAGCGTAGTGAGCTTGACGATAGACTTTGACCTGACCAATTTCATAAAAAATATAATGGCGCCCAAAACCTATTTCCTGACTTTCGCAAATAGGGCAATAATCAATTGATTCACAACCACCAGAGCGTCCCTTGCGCCAATGAAAATTGCCATGGAAGGTTGAACAACTTGCACACATAGGAGCATCGCAAGTGTAAGCCGATGAGAATCTGGATAATACGCCTCTATCATTTTTCTCACCGATGTAGCAAATAACCCCATCGCAATGCAAATCAGCATTGCCGCCACAGAACATGCATTTGTTGCTAGCCATTTGATACCACATTATTCCAGATTCTTACGGCTTCTAGCTTGTCATTTATCGCTGGACCGTTGGCACCACAGCCGTGGCAATAAACATAAAACCAAGTTCGATACTCAAGAGTTTCGATGTGTAGATCTTCACTGCCACATTTACATTGATGGATTTCAGGCATATTGTCTTTCATGCTCGAACTCCTTTGATAAGCTCAATGCATCGAATGTATGTGCCATCCATTATGCTGCTACTCCCTTGGTTTTCGATAGCCACTGCACTTGTTCCAAAAAGACCCGTCCACGCTCCTCCAGCTCCTCACGCTGAATATAATCAAATGCCTTGCCAGTCCATGTTTTATCGAAAACGACTATTGCACCGGCAAAGAATGCACCACTTGGCTTCTGTTTATCACTAACTGGGTTAAACCATAGGGGGACATCGAAACCAATACGACCACGAATAAAGCAAACATGATCAGCATGCTCAGGCCACCATGTTTCACTAGTTGCAGCTTTTAGTAAAAACACATAGCGACCACCTTTCTCTCGCATCGTCATTGCATGATTCATAATGTGACCAACGCCAGTGATGGGCTGTTTTTCGTGATAGGAACTACGGGAATATGGCGGATTTCCAAAAGCAGCTCCGCCAACCTCTACCAACTTAGCGGACCAGTCCTGCGTCAGTGCATTATCCTCTGCAGTATAGAAATAAGGGGCCTTACTATTTTTTCCGTCAGTAAACAAATCCAGTTTGAAAATCCCGTATATTGAGCTAATTCCCCAATACAAAGCACTTGGTGTGCACCATTGATCACCAATTTCTTTCAGTTCATGGGTAGATCTGGTTTTAAGCTCGTTAAGCTTTGTGACGTATTCGCTCATTAAATAACACCTCTACTCTGGTAGGCTTTCATATACAAACGAATACGGCAATAACGCTGCTGAACTTGAAAATAATCAGCATAGTGGTTTAAATGCTTGTGTTTCCTGCAAATCACCAAGCCATCACGAGAATCATTCCAACAACTACGTAAGTCACGAATAGCCCACCAGCGGCGCAGCTGATGCAACATGGCGACAATGCCAAAAACGTTAGTACCGTAGATTTTTTTAGCTTCACTACGCATCATGCCGACACCTCTCTCGCTGCTTGTTCAGTTGCTTGCTTCCAAATGCTGATCCACATTTGTCGTCCCTGAAATTCTTTTGCTGTTCTAATTCCGGTCTTACCCGCTAACTCACTCGCAATTTCCTCGATTCGGCTTTGTGGCTTTAAACGGGAACCAATGATGCGAGTGAATGCTTCATCACGCTGAACAGTGTCGATGCTTACAGCTACTTCACCGGGCTTTAGCCATTTTCCGTTAGCACATACAGGACGCCCAGCTTCATGCCATTTCTGAGCCTTTTCGAAGTACTCCATGCAGTTCTCAGGGCTGAATAGTGTTTTTGGACGCAGGTAATCACTCATTTTTGAGTCATTCATCCACTTAGCCGTGATGTAGTCAGTTACCAGAATTAAATCATCTGAAGTGTAGTTTTCAGCTAGACGAGCTCTGATGTGTCCCATAGTGGTTTTACCATCGCGATAGCTTGAATTAGTGACTTTGTTGAAATGTTCTAAAACAATTTGTGCGTGGTCGGGCTCAGCATGAGCCGGACAAAAAGAGTTACTCTCTGTTGTAATCTCTTGAGTATTCTCTGTAGTACTCTCTGTAAGATCAGGGCAATTTGACCCGTTCGATGAGGTCATTTTGGTAGTGTTCGAACGTTTCATTTTGCGCTTATCGATAAGGTCATTTTGACCTGTTCGAGAGGCTTCGGCTGAACTGTTCGATGAGTTCAATTTGACCTCATCGGATAACAACGCATGTTCATAATTTATAGAGTAATAATTAGTACGGTCATGCGTGCGCTTATTAATTTGCTCAATATTTAATACACCTAATTTCTTTAAATTATTAAATGCACGTTTAATTGTGGATTCAGAAAAATACGGGAACTGTTCACGCCATTCTTCAATAGTGTTATAGACCCAGCGCCTACCATCATGATCAACACCTGACGAGGTTTCAGATAGCCAGTATTGAACTTGCTGAAGCAATAAAGCCTCATTCAAGCCCAAACGTACCGCCAGCTCTGGTATAACGATTTGAGGGCGTGTTTTAAGTAGTAACAGGCTGCTCATTCCATCACCCTTGTGAATTCATCTTTAAATTTGTACAAAGGGGCGAAGCATTCATGTTCATAGCCGTCACGCAGGTATATGACCCACTGTTTTTCTCGTTCATAACGTATGACGCGAACACGAATACCACGCTTATCCAGATACACCCGATTAAGATTATTTGGGTTTTCATTAGACATGCGCCTCGCCTTTGCTATTGAAATAAAAGTTAGCCCAGTCGTTTCTCAACTCAGCGATATCTACCAATTGCTGTTCAGTCTGGTAGTTGCCCGAGGCATCTGCTGAAGTTATGATTTCTACATATTGAAACGGACCACTTTTAGAAGCTGGTAAGCAGCGGAATTGCTTTTTAGCTCTGATTTGGTTTAAACTGCTCATGCTAATTACTCCACAAATGTTTTTAGCGACCCCGACGCCTCGGACCGCATATCTGGGGCGTCAACCTTTCTAGCTATGCTCATCATTGTTTAATCCCATAAACGCTTTCTAAAGAACCCACGAAGCCCAGTGCGTAAGCAAAGACTTTCTCCATTTTTCTGTAGATAGCTGTAATTTCATCTGGTGTTAAAACGCCGTCAGAAATACTGTCTTTGATTAAAACGCTTAACGCCCCATGCATTGCCCCCAAACGCATTTGAATATCGAACAATTCAACTTTGTCTAAGCTTTCAGCTTCAATTTTTACTGACGGGGTAATCCCATGGCGTTCCATGTGATAAGCCACCAGCAACTCAGTACCGGACAACTCTTCAATCGCTTCAAGCTCATCGTTTTCAAAAAAGCGACAGCCGTTCTTCTCATACAGCTTGTTGTTGAACGTTGTTTCAGAAATACCCAAAGCACCCGCCATCGCTGAACGACCACCGGGGAATGCTTTGCACATTTCTTTCACGACTTCTTTTAGTGTTTGTTTGCACATATCTACAATTCCGTTGTTTTGTTGGTAGTTAACTCTGTTAGTTGCTTTTGGTACTGTTTTGGTAAAGTTGTGGATTGAATTTCAATTTCCCTTTTGTGATTTTTTCAATTTGATAAGCTCGACCTTGAGGAATTATTTCACCCCAACCGCTTACAGATGGGTGCTTGATTCCTAAAGCTTTAGCTGTATTGCATGAACCACCGAAGTAAGAAATAACATCACTTTTTTTCATTTTGAGGCCTCACAATGTACTGTTTAAAGCATAATGTAGGATATCCAACATCACAATGTCAAGAAACTTACAATGATAAGTGGTAGGCTATCCTACATGAGCATGGGAGATAGAATTCGCGAAAGGCGAAAAGAACTAAAATTAACACAAGAAGCACTAGCTAAAATCGCTGGTGTGAATCGCGTTACCGTTACGGGATGGGAGAAGGATGATTACCAACCAAATGGAGCAAACCTTCAAGCTCTGGCTGAAGCATTAAAATGCAACCCTATTTGGTTAGTTGAAGGAACCGGAAGCTGCGATGCGCCATATACAAGAGGTTTGTCAGTGTCGGTGCGTGAATTACCCGTGTTATCTTGGGTGCAAGCTGGCGCTTGGACTGAAACTGATTCAGGGGTTTGCCTTGATGATGTCAAAGAATATATAACAACTACTCTTAGCCTATCTAGTGATGCTTTCGCCTTGCGTGTCAATGGATCATCTATGACTACAATTGTTAAGGATGCCTCCATTCCAGATGGCTCGATAGTTATCGTTGAGCCTGATTTGACGCGATTTTCATCTATAAATGGGAAAATTGTTGTTGCTTATATTCATGGTGGAACAGAAGCTACACTAAAAAAATTCGTAGAAGACTGGCCAAACAGATATCTTATCCCCTTAAACCCTTTCTATAAGACAATAGATTTCGATGAAAACTGCAGGATTGTAGGCGTCGTCAAGCAAGTTTTAATAGATTTTTAATTCACTTAACTACCAATCACCTGATTGGTAGATTCTTGTATTTTTCCTCACAATCAAAACCCTCAAAAAATAAATGTAAGTTTACCTACATTTCAACTTGACATTTTAATGTCGGATATCCTACATTAAATACATCAAGCCAATGGAGAGAAACTTATGCAATCTAATTCAAGCACACCAATCGTTACTTTTAACAACCCAATGTCCACAGATGAAATTCATGCGTGGATTTTAGAGAAAGCTGCTGCACTTAAAAAACTTGAAAGCCTTAACGCTGCCTACGCAGAACTCAAAGAAAAGCTGGTAAGAATCGAAGATGATATTTACGAGCAAACTGAGATCTGCAATGCAGGTCTAGGCCTACCAGCAATCAACTAATCAACTATGTGGAGTAATTAGTAGAATGCTTATTTTAACCCGTCGTGCAGGTGAAACAGTTGTTATTGGTGATGATGTCAAAGTCACTGTTTTGGGAATTAAAGGATGCCAAGTGCGGATTGGTATCGAAGCACCAAAAGATACAAGTATTCACCGCGAAGAAATTTATCTTCGGATCCAAGCTGAAAATAATAATGCCGTTGCTAGTTAGTAATTATTGATAATTTTTGGCGGTGCTATGCCGCCTCTTTTTCTAAATATAAATAAGACCATTGGCGTCAGTCCATACGGGTAAATATGTGCTTAATTACTGTCAGTGGTCTTATTTATATTGTGGAGTTAATTACAAATTAATGAGGGTTATCTCATGAGCGTTTTTAATGTAAAAAGCTTAGTTATATATCGCCTTACTCGTGATATTGATTTAAGTAATATTGAAGAACAGTTATCACATTTAAAATACGAACCTTGTGGTTCTCTGGACATGTCTCGATTTGGTTTTATTCCACCGCTAGGCATCGGTAAATCGGATTGCTTAACTCATCAAGTTAACAACCAAATGTTAATCTCTCTTTTTAAAGAAGAAAAAATATTACCAACGCCAGTTATTAATGATGCATTAAATAAAAAGGTGGGAAAATTAGAAGCGGATCAAGGTAGGACGCTAAAGAAAACCGAGCGCCAAGCCATTAAAGATGAAGTGATTCACGAGTTACTACCTCGCGCGTTCTCTAAATATGCCCGCTTCGATGTATGGGTGAATATTGCTGATGGTTTTATTGCTGCGCTAGTTTCGTCGCCTCGCCGCGCAGAGGATTGCTTCGCAATGATCCGTAAATCCATTGGCTCTTTGCCCGTTGTTCCATTAACAGTGCAAGACCCAATTGAGTTAACACTAACTGAATGGGTTAGAAGTGGGCAATTACCAAAAGGCTTTGTGTTTGGTGAGCAATCAGAAATGAAAGCTATTCTTGAAGAAGGTGGAATTGCTAAATATTCAAAACAAGATTTAGTCTCTGATGAAATTCAGTCAAATATTGAAGCGGGTAAGCTGGTAACTAAATTATCATTGAACTATGAGGACAGAATCACCTTCTGTATTAATGATAGTTTTATTCTTTCCAAAATTAAATTTGATTCTGCATTTTTAGAAACTAATGATGATATTGGAATGGAAAATTACAACCAACGCTTTGACGCTGATTTCTTCTTAATTGTTTCAGAGTTAAATATTTTAATAAAAGTATTAATTGATTCACTTGGCAAAGAAGCCAAGCTTTAAATAATTTATCCAACACCTAGGAATTTAATTCTCTTTATTAAGAGACGGACTCTTATTATCTAGATTTTGTGGAGTAATAAATTATGCAAATTAACCAAATTGGATTAATTTCCGCTATTTCAACTGAGCTGGAAAACCAAATATCCGGCATCCCTGCTGAACCTCGTTATATGAATGCCATTATTAATGCTGCTAATTTGATTTGTGATGAATTCAAAAAGCCTATTGTCAAAGCATCCAGTGGTATGGGTCTTACTGCTTGGTTGGCGAGTGATGATACTGGAGCCAGTTCAAAATACATGGCTTCTATTCTTTCAGGTCAGTTTAGTGTTTCTCATAACTATCCTTGGGATCCGTCTGATTTGGGGCGCTGTATTCGATTACTGGAAGCGGTGCCTGAGTTAGAACGTGAATTACATAAAATGAAAGCCTGTTCACCACAGTGGGCTGCTATAGTGAATAACTGGGATAAATGGAAGGAGCTCTATAAAGCTCGTAATAGCAATAAGCTTTATCAAGAAATGAAGTCTGCCTATAACTCGATTGAAGCAAACAAAGGTATTTAATTATGTCTTATATCTCAACTTTTACTGGCAAGCATTTCGACTTCATTAATATCTGTGCGGAAGATATTTCTATCGAAGATATTGCACAGGGCCTATCTAACGAATGTCGCTTTGCTGGTCAAATTGACTCTTTCTATTCTGTGGCTCAACACTCTGTTTATGTTAGCCAGCTTGTACCGCCTGAGTACGCGTTAGAAGCATTACTACATGATGCCGCTGAGGCTTATTGCCGTGACCTGCCAACGCCATTAAAAGCATTGCTGCCGGAATATAAAGCAATCGAAAAGACTATTCAGTCTGTTATTTGCGATAAATGGAACTTGCCAACAGTAATTAGTGATGTTGTTCACTATGCGGATCTGACCATGTTGGCAACAGAACGCCGTGATTTAGATGTGGATGGTGATAACCAATGGCCTATTCTTGAGGGGATCCCATCAAGCGACCTGATCACTGTAAACCCAATGCTGCCAGTCCAAGCAAGGGCTATGTTTATTCATCGCTATAACCAGCTTACGGGGATTACTCCTGAGTATGATGCCGATCTAAAGCTTGAAGAAATCTACGGTTATGGCGCTTACGGGAAAATCTTCAACGATAAGAAAAAACGATTCTATGATGGTGCCTCTATTCAAACATCACGGGTGATCAATATCGATACTTATCTTGCTGATGGATATATCCAGACAGTTAATTCAGTTTACAGAATTGTTGTGTGAGGTTAAATCGTACCGAGTATTTGTGGTTGAATTTTTAGTCTGCATGCGGGCAGATATGTGGAGGTAATTATGTCTAGAATGGTATCTCTAGAAGCATGGGCAAAACTGGAATTCGGTGATGATGCGCCCAGCAAGCAAGTGTTATTGAAGTATGCGAAAGCGAACATGATGGTACCACCAGCCTTAAAAGTTGGTAAGAAATGGATGGTAGATCGTGATTCCCGCTGGGTGGGTATTGTTTCAAAACCTCAATTACCGAATTGCTCAAACGATAAACTTCAAAGGATATTATCTGATGGCAGCTAGACCCCGCGCTCATAAAATCACTATTCCAAATTTGTATCGGAAATTAGATAAACGAAACGGAAAGGTTTATTGGCAATATAAACACCCGTTAACCGGTAGGTTTCATAGCCTCGGCACGGACGCCGAGGAAGCCGAGCAAGTAGCCGCTCAAGCAAATGTGGTTATAGCTGAACAGCAAACAAAACAAATACTCAGTATCAATGACAGGCTTTCAAATATTAAAAATAAGAAAATTGGCATTAGCGTGTCCAATTGGATTGATAAATATTTAGAAATACAGCAAGAACGAATGGACCAAGGCGAGTTAAAGCTAAACTCATATAAGCAAAAAATTAAGCCGCTAAATTTATTTAAGCAGCATTGTGGGATGATGTCCTTAAAAGATATAACTGCGCTTGAAGTCGTTAAAATAACAGACGAAGTAAAGGCGCTCGGGCATAACCGAATGGCTCAAGTAGTCAGATCCGTGATTGTTGATGTGTTTAAAGAGGCTCAGCATGTTGGCCATGTTCCACCAGGGTATAACCCTGCTCTTGCAACCAAGAAACCTAGAAGCAAAGTGAAGCGAGAGCGCTTATCGCTGGATGAATGGAAGGCTATCTATCAGCAAGCAGCTATGCACCCTCATTACTTACAGCATGGGATGCTATTAGCTCTAATTACAGGGCAGCGCCTTGGTGATATCACAAAAATGAAATTCTCGGATGTTTGGGATGGAATGTTGCACATTGAGCAAGAAAAAACAGGGACGAAAATTGCCATCCCATTAACGCTGAAGTGTGATGCTATAGAAATGACGCTTGGTGATGTGATCTCCATGTGTAGGGATCTTGTTGTTAGCCCTTACCTACTTCACCATCGCCATTCTATTGCTAGGGGTAAAAAAGGCGGGGCAATATCAAATACCTCATTAACGGCCGCGTTTAAAAATGCACGTAATAAATGTGGAATTACTTGGGCGAAAGGTGCTGAACCAACCTTTCATGAACAACGTTCTCTTTCTGAGAGGATATATCGAGAACAAGGATTGGATACTCAAAGATTGTTAGGTCACAGGTCGAAAGTAATGACCGATAATTACAACGATGATCGCGGTAAAGAGTGGAAAATTGTCGTAATTTAA